TTCAGGCTGCACAACTTCTGGCTCACCTACATCACTAAAAAAGACAACCGAAGGTGCCGCACTAAATCCAGACTGAAAGAAGCGGTTATTGTTCACTTCAATGTATTTAGGCGTGTATGTTGCAAAGTAATTTTGAATCATCCCAGAAAAGTTAGGATATGAACCGCCGCTTGCGTTGTTTATTGTGCTCCAGCCAGGAAGGTTGCCAAGAATAATTTGCGTTGTATTTGCGGGCCAGGAGCTAAAGTAACGAAATTTTGACATATCAAAGCCAGGACCCCACACGCCAAAAACAGGCACAAGACCGTTTGTGCGAATAGGTGCCGAACCCTGCGGGTCGGTCTCGACATAAAGATAAACAGCAATTTTATCTATGTCAGAGTTAGGCTTTGTCACAAAGCTCGTGTTGATAGCAACTGTTAAATTCACACCGTAATTACCAACGCCTGTTGTATTTCCGATGTAATTATTAGATCCATCTACAGAGTTTGGAGAAAAGAAAGCCAGCTTACCGCCGCCGCCAGGTAGACCCTCTGGGAAATTAAAAGGACCCTGATAGCCGTCGTTGCGCTCAGCCCGAAACATTACATAGCCAAACGCATAACTTGATCCGCTTAAGTTAAACGCACAAGTCTCTCCCAACACCTGAAACGGAAAAGAGTGACCCGCAACCCCAAGGCCAGAGACAACAGAATTTGAAATGCTTTCAACAAGGCCAAGGTTATAAAAAGATGTCCCATCAAATGATCCGGCCCTTTGCCCTGTTCCAACCCACGCACGATCAAGGAAAGCCAGAAAATCCTCTGGTTGTCCATTTGTAAACCCTGTCGCAATCGAACTAAAGCCCGTTGTGCCGTCTCGAACTAGCAACTCATTATTAGAACCAGATAACAAAAAACTCGCGCCATTTAAGCGCTCAAACTCATAAAGGCTTCTTATTGTTCCACTTGTGCCAGCCCCAACCATTTGAGTATAACCAGGCCGCTTTGTAAGTGCCCCAGGCTGATTAAAGTCCATATTATAAAGCCCAGACACCTGAGCATTATTCAGGTTGTACTTTGATGTCTTTTCGTTGATACCGCCAACAAGCTGATATGTGGTCTCTCGCCGCTTTCTTTGAGCCATTAGACTGAACCAAATCCTTCCGGAGTTGCAACAATCATTCGAGGACTGTCAAGAGTACGACTTTCAGCATTTTGCTCCATTAATTGCTCGTAATACATAAGCTTATTTTCAACGGGACCCATCGACCGGCCATCTCTTAAGAACCCATCACGGGCCGCTAAAATTGCAATGTACTCGTGATAATCCTCTGGCACATCTGGGGTATCGCCATCAGCAGACATGTCTGTTACGCGGTACACATACCACAAGCGTAATGTTACAGCTCCGTTTGGCACCGGATAAAGTGAAAAGGTACTTTGATTTAAAACATAGTTAAAACTCTCGCCGGTGTCTGATGCCTGTGAATTAAAATCAGCCACATCAATTTCATTGCGAGTCAATGGCCATAACCTTTGAGTCGAAGCCGTATCTCCAGACCCGTCAAGTATGCGTTCAAGCCGTAAGAGCTTCATAAAGTCGCTAGGAATGGCGTAATCGCGTTGATTTGCAACCGTAGTTGTCTCGACACATTTTGTGTAAAAACTCTCTCCCGCTTGAATAATCTTCTTTTGCGCCTCTCGCTGAGCTTGGTTAATAAAGCGATTCATAATGGCGTCAGTGAAGTAGCCGCCTTCAGTATCATCTAACCAAATGCGAGCAAGCTCACGAATTTCAGAAAGTGTCATTTCAATCCCCAGCTTGTAGTTACACCCGCAACCATTGAATAACCAGTCGTCACACCTGGGCAAGCACTATACCCAGTCGTTATTGCAGGCCCACAATTTGAGTATTGGTCACTAATGACCAGTCCAAAGGTGCATAAAGACAGCGGCGAACGGTCGTCAATATCAGGCGAATACGTTTCACCCTTTATTAGACCATAAACAGCCTGACTTGTCGGATTGTGACGCGCATTATTAAACGGTTGCCCCATGAGCAAAAGTATATCAGAGATTCATAGACTTTATATAGCCCTCAATGCGATTTTCCCAGCTATAAAATGACCGATCAACGTCAACCTTCTTGTATGACTCAGCCAAAAGGTGCTCGGTTAATTTATCTGCCCACTGGCTATAAGTCGTGTCATCATAAGCATCTAGGTCTAAAATATCACACATTCCATGCTCATAAGCCTCTTTTAAGGTATATCGAAGGGCTCCCATGTTGCGAACCAGCGGAAACGCCCCAGCGCAAAGGGCCTCCATAGCCGTAATACACGAGGTCTCAATAAAATCCGCAGGATAAAGCCACACAGCCGACTCAAGAAAGTGATTTACGAGCGTCTGCTTATCTACAAAGCCGTGATACTTAACCCAATCATACTGGGCAACAAGATTATCTAGACGATTTGCTTCGGATTCATGACCCGCCTTGCGCATATTCCCAGTCCCGTAAAATAAATGGAGCTCAAGGTCTGGGATAACCTCACGGCTGCGCTTGCAAATCTCAATGGCCCGCTCCCAGCCACGGTCGGGACTACTAGAGAAAATGACCTTGTGAGGGATTTTAACCAGATGACTGTTCTCAAATAACTTAGGCTCGATGCCGTTTTGAACAATATCGATCTTATTCTTTGAAACGCCACGCAAATCATGGACAAAATTCTTATGAAACTCGGTTAAACACCAAAGCTTCATATTGTCTTTTAACTTCTCAATCCCAGGAGTAATTAAATCATGCGACCAAACATAGGTCTTGGCTGGCGTTAAATCATTGGCATGGCGCCATGCGATATGGCGAGACGGCTTGTACCTACGAAAATAATCAGCCGCTTGCTCAATGGGTAAATACTCAACTCCGCTTGGCATTTCCTCTGACTGTCTTCTTTTTTGAAACACCTTAACCGGGCGCTTTGTTTTTTGGTGAAGTAAGCGAGCGACTTCAACAAGAGCGGTCTCAGACCCTCCAAGCCCTTCCCTTTGAAGCACGTTCTCATCATACTCACTAACATAAACGCCCGGCGGTGTACTAATAACAATATCAAGGTTTTCAACCAGATCACTACTTTGAGGCTGCTGATCTAAAGCCTTCATTTCATTACACCTTGCGATCAAATCAACGGGCTGCTCTCCCATCTTTTCAAGGTGCTGAAGCTCCTTCTCTGCCGCTTTCCAGTTGTATTCTTGCAAATAAATATGAGCCAATTGGTAGTAAGGATAAATCAGACGCGCATGAGGGCTTGTATAAATAGTACCACCAACAGAGATAGATTCACCGTGCTTGGCGTGTTCATAATAGCCCTTAGCCGCACGTGAGTTACCAATCCTTACAAGAGCATCAGCCACACAAATTAAAAGCTCTGACCTTTCTGGAGCCTTCCTGAGCCCATTTAAAGCAATAGTCAGACTTTCATCCCACTTACCGCATTGACCATAGGCCATCGACAAATATTGCTGGGCCATAATTCTGTCATGAATGTCCAGACCATTTTGCCCATCAAAGACACTTAAAGCCTCAAAAGCCTTAACCGACTTTAGAAAATGGCCCGCATCAAAAAGCTCCTTAGCGTAGTAATATTGCATCCTAGGGTCTAGCTCACCCTCTTCTTTGTGCTTTTCAAAGATAGCAATATTGCGATTGCGGTCAGCCTTTTCGTCAGCCTTCGTGCGGCTGTGATTAATTGTCCAAGTAGGGCAAAACATATCGTCCACTTTTTTATCCCCATCGTGAACAATGCCCTCGTGAATAAAATACTTCCAATAAAACCCATAGTTATTACGAATCACACGCTCTCTAAAAAAGGTGCAAGCAGGGTTGCCGTGATTATCATAAGCATAATTGTAATTTGCAAAGTGCCTATGGGCTGTGTGAAGAGTGTTGTCTCGCCAGTGAATAAACGCATCTTTGTCTGACAACACATCGTCAGCGTCCATCCACATTACATAGTCCATAGATTTTGGAACCTGTGAGAAATTATAATTGCGAGCCTTTGCAAAATCATCACACCACTTAAAGTGAGACACAAAAACAGGAGCCTTAGCCACAACGCTGAGCTTATCGTCATTTAACAATTGAATTGTGCTATCTGTTGAGCCTGTATCTGTAATGTGTATTTGATCAAAACAACCCTCAACAGACTGTAATAATGGACCCAGATTATGAGCCTCATTCTTTACAATGATTGCCAAAGCAATACTTGGGCGATCTTTTATTGTGCTCCGTGACATAGTGCGCTCCTTTTGCCTTGATTATTTTTATATTCTTAATTGCAATATGCAATATAAAAAGGGAGTCGCAATGAATCAAGATATGGCAAATGTTCTTAGTTTAATTGCCCAAGCCATGAGGCGACCAGGCCACGTTGTTGAGTTTGGAAGCGAAACAACCTACTACTTAGCTAAGCACGTATCAGCAAGGCTAGACATCAACAAAATGAAATTTGACCCAGACAAAAAGTCTATGTCTTATCCACAGTAGACCCGTTGTCTACAATGGTTCGACTGCTTAATGTCGTTGCGCCAGTTGTCTCTTTAACAACCCAGCCGCCTGTCGCCTTTGTATAAATACTCTGGCCCTCAAGCCATTCTTTAACACGTCTTGTAAAAGCAAAGAGTGTGGTCGGATCTGTAGAGTCATCCCCAATTGGATCTGAAGATGTGCCAACAACATTGCCTATGGAGTCGCCAACATCCAGAGCGCCGACAATGTACCGATCAGATGCAACCAAGCCAGTAGTTGCACCGTCAACAACGAAAGCGATAGGGCCTTGCGGGTCGTAATTAAACGTAAAAATTCCACTTGAGCCAATCTCCGATATTGCGGGCGGTGTTGTTGCCCCTCCTGCTGGATTGGTAAAGACGGTAAATGTAGGCGCAAGCCCCGTGTTGCCAGAGGGATCGCCGCTACCAAAAGCAAGAAAATAATCTACAGACATAACCGCCCCGAATTAAAAGAGCGGGACCCCAGGCGAGCACGCACAGAATTTCCCAGAGCCCCGCAAAAATTAATTAGTAATCCCAGGACTTAATGTCTTGAGTCGCCTTAACAACAATGCTGACCTGCAATTGGTCGGCAGCAGCGTTGGTTCCAGCGTGAACTACTCGAATTTGATCCCCTGCCTGAAGCTGAACGCTTGAAAAGGCAAAAGACTGAGGCCCAGATGTTCCAACAGCCTGAAGCGAAAGCGCTGGGCCAAGAGGAATTTGAGTCTCACCAGCGCCAACTACAAATCGTTGAATCTGAAGCTGAGCAGTTGGTGAACCAGACAATCCTTCAGCACAAGCCTTTGCGCTTTGAATTTCCAAAGCGTGTGGTACATGATAAAGCTGGTCCTGAGTAGAGGTAACAGTATCTTCAACATTTACAGAGATGTCGCGCTGCTGTTCGCTCGCATCCATTGATCGGTTAATGTTTCCCATTTCTTAAATCTCCTTAAACTTTTTTAAATTTCTGTGACTCTTCAAACCGTCTACGCCGCCTGTCTGACATATCCATCCCATGCGTCAAAGTGTCCTTAAAGGCATCCTTAAACATCTTGTGATTTTCATACGCCCAAGCCTCGTTCTTGTTTTCCAAATCACGCTGCTTTTGCTCAGCTAGACGCTCTTCACGGGCATCTAGCTCAGCCATAAAACGAATATTTGTAGCCATGTCGTGCTGTTTTAACCGCTGTAGAACCACTTCTGCGCCCCATTCCCTGGGCTTGCCGTTCACGGTCCAATTATCGGTTAAAGCAAACACTTGCTGAGAAGGTGCGCCAACTGTAGCCCGGCGGTTAATAACCACCATGCCAAGGTGCGAACGGGTAGCAGACAAATCCTTGTCGTGGCCCTTTGCAACTCGATTTATAAGGCTACAGTAAGCGTCTCTCATTACGGGCTCACATAGTTAGTAATAACTGCTGAACCTGAAGGCATCTCGTTGAAGAGGTTTGCAAATAGACGCAAACGAACTTCCAACTCATCGCTCTCAGGCTGGGCAATGTACATAGTCCCAGTCTCAGAGGCAAATTCCATTTCCTTCAAGATGTACTTAACAATGTAAGAATCATCTAAGAAGAACATGCGGGTTGGACAATCCTTGTCGGCCACAACTGGCTTGCCATTGAATTCTAAGTAGCTCTCGCCCTTATTAGCAAATCCACCGTCACCTTGGATTGTATTCACATAGCGCTTATCAGCAGTCAGCAATTTCTGATACATACGCTTAGAAGCGAAGTCAGTGTAAATCGCAGACAACTTAGCGCCACCACGTCGCATTGCCTCATCTTCAGCCCGCTGCATATCGTCAAGGCTTAACTGCCCACCAGAAAGGTCAAGCTGGTTGCCTTGTGCAGAAATATAAGCAGAACGGTCTACGTTAAAAACAGTAGTTGTCCCACCATCAAGTTGAGTCAAAAGACCTTGGATTTCTTGGCCAAAAGAATTAGCGCGCACAAGAATGTCATCAGCACTAGCGGTCACCGCAGCATTTACAGTCAAAGTAGCTGTAGATGAAGCCGCGTCACCAGCAGTGATAGCAGTTACCTGAACACCAGATTGAACTAGAACACCAGCAGAAGTGTAAACATCAAACTCGGTTCCAATGTCTACAAACTTAAGAGCAGCCTCAGTATCCTCACGCCCTTTGATAACAATAGACGTAGAGGCAGCAGCAGCAGCATTAAGTCGAGCAAGGTCCCCAGTACCATCCCAGGAAAGCTGACGGTTTACATCTGACTTTAAGTCAACATAACCCATCTTCAATTCAAAGGCAGCAGCGCGAACAAACGAGCCAATGTCACTTTGAGAAGCCGCAATCATTGGGCCGGTTACACCAAAACGAAGGTAGTTGAACTTTGCAGGGATAATTGCCTGCACAGTGGTTTGGCGACCGATAGAAGGAAGGCTCCCACCATCAGAAGTTGCACCAATACCTTGGTTTCGGCGAACGCGCCACGGACGAATAACTTGTTGACCACTCCAAGAATGTTTCCCAACAGAGGCTGCACGATAAATCGGCAAGTCCTCGTTGAGCTGATCTTGAATCGGCCCTTGATAGTAATTCTTCAGCTCAGCCAGACCTGAAGTCACGTTTTGAAATTGATTAGACATTTTTAACCCCACATAAGTTTGTGCGGTCTAATAAAGGTTATCGCGTTAAATCCTCAATCATGGCTTGTTCAGCCTCATCAAGGTTTAATCTTTTACGCGGTCTACCTGGCGCTGTACCACCAGGACCCCCATCAGCCGCTTCTTTTCCTTTTTTGGCCTGTTCTTCAAGCCGTGCCTTTTCATAAGACATTAGCTTTTCGTATCTCGCCTCGTGATCGGCCTTAAAAAGCTTCTCCCAGCGGGCATCAGTTAGCTCGAAATGAGGGTTCTCGCGATTGTCCTCGATTAACCGATAAGCCTTATTAATCACCGCGTCTTCGTCTGCAAGCTCATACCTAGAGCCAAACTTGTCGAATACGGCGTCAATCTTGACTTCCGCAGCTTGAACATTTTCATCACGAAAGCGTTTGTCATAACCGTCAATCTTATTCCGAAGCTCTTTAATTTCGCTAAGGAGTGATTTTACAGTTTTGCTTTCTACGTCAACATCATCAAGATCGTCAGAAGCCTCTTCGCTGCCAGTGTTTAGGGCAAGGTCCACTAAAGGGTGGAACTTCTCTGGATAAATCTGCCTAAATTGGTCAGCCAGTTGTGGGTTATTCTTAACGTTCTCAATATCAACACTTAAATTATCAATGAACTTACGCTCTTCGGCAAGGGCCTGCGTCTTTTTTGTGTAATCAGACTGCATCATAGCCGCTTTATCTAACTCTTCAGGAGTTAGTTCACGACCGTTCCACTTAAATTTCTCCAGTGCTTCCAACTCGATAAGCTCTTGTTGGGTCTTTTCAGCCTCTTTTTTAAGCGCCTCGGTTTGCTCCTGGGCCTTTGTCTCGCCCTCTTTAACAGCCGCTGCCGCTTTATCTGCCAAATCCATTTCTTGTGCTTGCTCTTCAGACATTACATCCCTCGCTTTTTAGCTATGTTTTCGTAAACTCGGTCAAGCAGAGACTTCTTGCCGCCTCTGCGCTTTAGTTTCTCATATTCATCTTCGTCAAAAATATCATCGTCATACCCGCCAATATTACCGCCACTATCCGATAGGCTTGGCATTTTATCCCCACCCGTTTTCATCTCAAGCTCCTCATTCGATGGGCTTAAATCATCTGTCGAGTGCTTTTGATGATGGCGACTGTCTTTTAGGTTTTCTTCCCGAATCCCAGCGCCCAAATCGAGCTCAGTCTTTTCTTCTAGGTCTGGACTATCAATTCCTTTTTGTGCTGTCTTATGTAAGGACTTGCCGCGACGCCGCTTAAGCGCCTCAATCATTAGGTCGTGCTTCATTAAATTTCTCCCTCACCAATAGGCTCATCTTCTTGAATCATTTCTTGAGCAACTTTTGCTTCCTCTTCTTGCTGCATCTCCTGGGCAACCATGCTCATTTCCTCTTCAGGGTTCATGCCCGCGCCCTCATCCGCGCTGTCAGGGTCGGTAATATCAGCCATGTACTGAAGATGAAGCTCCATAACCTCTAACAACATCTGCTGAGCCTGTGGTGATAACTGTTTAAAATTATCAGACTTGCGGTAGCGGTTAAGCTCTTTAATATAAAGCGGGTGATTATCAAACTCGCTCACATGAGGCATGATGTCGTTTTCAATCTTTTCAATAGCCTCATCAATAGAAGCTTTATCAAGACTGTAATCCTTCCAGACCTCACCAATATCTCCATACTCAAGCATCTGAAGCACATTTTCCAGAACTTGAGGGTCGGCTGGGTCTCCAAGATAACCCTGTTGGTGAAGGTTAATAATCTCCTGTCTGCGTAGGACTTTAGATCCTGGCAGAGTCGAGCCCCTTACAACTACAACATCCGTATTGCCTTTAAGGTCTGAGCCTTTAAAACTCTGTACGGCATATTCCATGCCCTTGCCCGCCTTCTTGAGCATTCGCGGATAGCTGTAATACTTTTCAGCAAATTTAAGAATAAACCGACCAACATCAGCATAACCATACTCATTGTTTTCTGTAATTGTCCCAATACGGGTGTCATCCATTTCCTGTAAGAACTGCATACCTATTGCCGGAATACCAGCAGACGGTAAGTTGCCTTTAGAAATTTCCCCCACCCCAGACATTTCATTCATCATGCCTTTAATGTAGTCATCCTCATTATAGGCATATTGAGGTATAGTTGGCGTTTGTAAGGGAGTCGGCGGCGGCGCACCTGGAACAGGATCAAACTCGACCACTTCACCGCTCTGGTCATTTAACGCCGAAGCCTTAAGACCAGACCCTTTAGCCGTTAAATACTTGCCAGCAAGAAGTCTGTTCGTCCAACGCGCCCTCTGGGTCAGTGTTCTATTATACTGATCCTGAAGATTGCGAAGGTGAGTAATAACGCTCTCTGACGCATACTTACCAGCAACCATAATGTCATCAAACTTAGCGAAAGGTATTTCATCAATCGGCAAGTCTGCATTTTTAAGCAGCACACCATTTGCGACAATAATATGACGCCCCTGTGGTTGCTTGTATGAAGGCTTTTCATAGAGCATAAGCTCAATCGCCGCATTTTCAATGGCGTTATTCGCACCACTGCCAGCACCTACCTGAGCATTAAAACTGTTAATTCTGTTTTGATATTCAAGGGATTGTAGCCATACACCCTCTGGCTTAACCAAGTGCCCGCGCTCTGGATATTGTGTGCGAAAATAACTAATGGGCCTGATCTTAGCGTGAATCAACCAATTGGTTTCCTCATGGCTCTTAGCAAGTGGATCAACAAAAACCTCAAAGGGAGAACACACATCTATGCGAATATCCCCAAGAGTGCGGGTCATTACCGAGCCATCATCTTCTCGGTACTTGATCTGCGGCCCTAAAGACGGGTCCCAACTTGCCTTCAGATAAGCGTATCCCATCTGCTGCATTGCCATAGTCATTGTTAAACGCTTCTTGTTAATTCGCTGCTGATCCCACACCTGGCCAATTAAATAAAGACCAAGGCGAGCGCCCTCCCTATCGTCGTCACTTGTAGAGTTAGGTTTAACATTATAACGCGGTGGGCTCTTTGTTAATCGAGCCAGTCTGTTTTGGATGTTGGGCAAGATGTAATTAAATTCAATCCGATTCCCTCGAACAGAACGGTTGGGCATATTAATTGGCCGATACATTCTTAAAGACGTATCAAAGAACAGATTTGTAAAACCTAATAAATAAGCAGAATTAGTAAGCCACTGGCCCTCATTTACAATGCGGCTTGAGCTGTTGCGAACCTCTTCAATTTGGTCCTTTACATAAGAGGCTAGGTGCTTTTCTGACTCCGTTTGGTCAGACACATCTTTTAATTCAACATCATCGCCATTTAAGGCAGCCTCTAAACGCTCATCGACCCGCTTAAACATTTATCCCATCCCCAGCATTGCGTTAAGGTCACGCGCTCGCTGCTCATCATACGGATCAACAGCATCTACCTCTTCAGCATCCTTTGCCTTTTCAGACTTTCGGTTTACATAACTTTCCGATGCAATGTAGTCAGAATAATTACGGCTCATTAATTTATTAACCAATTGCCCATTCTGACGCATCAAATACAGATTCCATATCAGCATGATAACACTAAACGCACCCGGAACAATAGCTTCAATCATTCTGGCTGACTCGCATTCTGAATGGCATTGTTGCCAATCTTAACCTTAGACCCACCAAAAAGAACCTCTTCAGCCTTTTCAGCCTCTTTTAGCTCTGCATCAGACACGCGCTGGTAATCAACAAGCATCACATTGTAGAACATCATAGAATAATCACGCTCAGACTCATACCTCGGACCAATGGCTTGCTTTAATACTTCCTTGGTCACTAACAGTTGTGGCACCTTCTCGACCAAAGCCCGATCTACATAGCTGCGAAGGTCTTTAAAGTCATCCACCACGCCAGCGGGCACACCGCTTAGTTTCTCTTTACGCTCAATACTTTGCTCGGCACGGGCGGCTTCCATTTCAGCCTTCGTGCGGCGCTTTCTTTTTGGCTTAGAAGTCAAATTCTCCGCCGTCTCCCTCGGTTTGCTGTCTGATGTACCAACTTTCGTAACCTGGGTCGTTTGGTGATTTCGGCTCATTTAATATCCTTTCACTCGGTGGGTTGTACGATATTTCTTCAATAGAGGCCAAAGCATCTATAATATCATCATGCTTAGATCGTGGGAATTTAGCGTACTCATCCTCTAAATCTTCAAGGCCTCGATTATGCAATATCCTACCCCATTCATATCTGGGGACAAGCGCTAAAATCCTTTGCTCTTTAGTTTTATCAGGACCTCTTCGTACTCCAGTCACCGGTATAACTGTCCCGCGCCTTCGCATCTCCTCATTTAAAAAATGCAAAAGCGCCTGCTGATAAGCCACAATTTCAATCCCAATATTTCGCGGCTTATACATCGCATTCAAATCAAAGATCAGCTTCACGGTTTCTGTTGCCGTAATTCTTTGACGCTTTGCCGCCTCTACATACCAATAGCCATGCGGATCTACATGAACCACAACATAGGCCGTATAATCAGCATGATCTTGCTGGCTAATGGCTGGGTCTAAAAAGATAAAAGTATTATAATTAGGTGGGAGCTTCTCGTAATACTGAAGCCATCTCTTCTTAAAGTCCTGATCCTCGCCAGGAATAATTTCATTCATGTATTGGTTAGCAAAGATGTAAGGACCCATGACCTTGCGCTGCTCTTTTAAAAACCCCTCTGTTAATCGCTCGGGGAAGAATAGCGTGCCATCGTCGCGAATGGCCTTGTCATAGGCGACTAACCAAGTGTGCTGCTCTGTTTCAATTTCAAATAACATAAAAAAATAAGGGCACCCCAGGATTGAGTCGGGTATATGACTGGGGCACCCTTAAAAGGTTACAGGGCCCTAATTAAGCCTGAAGCTCCGCAATCTTCTCGTCAAGAAACTGTTCAACAGCGTCTCGAACAAGTGGGTAGATCATCGCAACAAGAGCATCATCAAGGCTGTTTTCGCTCGATTGAACTAGCTCATCAAGCTTTGCCTTAATAACGCCGTCGGCTACGTCTACAAGCAGCAGGCTTTTTAGACCCTCTTCATCAATAATTTTAAGCGCAATGGCTTTTGCATCTAACATTTATCCCCCTAGGATTGGTTTTTAGTTCTTTTGCTCCAAAGCTTGAATTCTGTTTTCGTGTCTGTCTAGTCGTTTCTCATGCGTCACAAACTTCGCACCGTGCCAACCTGTACGCTCGATTAAAGTCGCAATGTGACCATTGTTAACCTGAACAGCTTTATTCAAATCCTTCACAGCCTCGACTGCATACATAATACACCCAGCAAGAAGAGCCATGAAGGCCCAGTTTATAAAATCCTTAAATTCAATATTTGCTACCATTCTTTTTGTCATCTTAGCTCGCTCACAATTTCTCGGAGCACCAGGCACACATCACGCTGAAAGGTATTAGCGCTCGTATTATCGCATCGCGTTTTCATTCTTTCAAATAGCTGCCGCTTTGCTTGTCGCTCTGCCTGCCCCGCAGACCGTTCTGCTTGCCAATCAGCGATGGCTTGATCACGTTTAGCCGGGTCAATTTCAAACCCCACCCACCTTTCGCACCATGCAAACCAAGGACCCGTTAGCTCAAAACCGCTTCTTGGCGTTAAGTCTGGGTGATTTGCCAAATCATCAAAGCGCGGAGTTTCACCAAGTGGGCAAGCATTATCCCCAGCCGCATCAATTCTGGCCTGGCAGTCGGTGGCGTCTTCGCAGTTAAGAAACCTTGGCGATCGGTCAATGGGTCGAAAGCGGCGGCGTAAGATATCGCCCCAGCGGTCTCTGATCTGACCAAGCTTTGATAAGTCCGGCGCTCGAAATAAAGCACCTTTAGGTCTTGGGTCGCCACTTACAACGCAAAACTTTGAAGGGTCGTCGTCGCATCTCATGACGTAATTATTGGCATTAGCTGTTAACGGCAAAAGTAAAATTAAAATGAAGGGTTTCATTATTGAAGCCTTTCCGCTGTTGGATAAACAGTTATTCGAGCGTTCGATGACGTGGTTTGCACCGAGAAGGTATTCAAATAGACAGTACACGAGCTTGCACACCGGACAATTAGAGGTTGTGTGCTCATCCTTAAGTTGACAGCAGAGCTTATTCCATCAACCCAATGGGTTCCTTGATAATCCGAAGAAGTATCAGAAATAACCGTAAGGCCCGAAACAGTACCAAGCGTTGCGGGATTCGTTCCATTGTCGGCGCCGTCAGACCCACCCCAAAAAGTAAGTGCGTTTGAGTAACCTGGGCCACTGCCGTTGTTGGCAAACTCTGCATAACCTAAAAGTCTAAATGTGCCCGAAGTTAATACGAGTTCATTGTTCGTATGGTTGTGAAAATGACTGCTGCCACTTGGCGTTTTAACTGAGCTTGTCGCACTCAAAATCTCATGCACTCCATAGACCCCAAAGGTTGAGAAGTCGTGTTTGCGCTCTATAGAAATAAAGGATTTGAAAGATGATCCGGTCGCAAGTACTCGCGCAGCACTTGGATTACTGTCTTGATAAGCCTGAACGTCTAGCGTGTCTCCTTGTTCAAGGGCTATAATGCGACAAGACCACGACTGAATATTGCTCACCGTTGTAGCTGTAGCGTTCCCTAGCCCGCCAATAAAGTCACGGTCGGAACCATTAACCCTTATTTTTGTTACTGATTGCTGAAGATCGTTCGCGGAGCCCCATCCGGTTAACCCACAAACCTTATATCGACCTGGAACAGGCGCTGTGAAAACCCAAGATGCTCCAGTTGTCACGGCGTCATGGGTATCCTCTGTGCAGTTATCGAAATCAATTGTTTCGTAGGTAATGTCTGCAAAAGAACTATTCGCTGTGCTTGAAGTCACTTCGCAATTTGCCAAAACAGGCTGATTATTCACCGCAGTCGTGGACATTGTCGCGTTGCTTGAGGCATATTGTTCAATTGGCACCTTGAAATAAATACTAAGATCATCGCCCGACGCCCAAACGTGCGGTGAGCCCGACGCTTGCCAAGGGGAGCTGCCACCTGCGTTTAATATATATACGGCATTATTTGTAGTGTTCCAATGGGCTTCACCTGTTCTGTATGCTGTGCCAACATCCAGTGCGATGGCCCCACCATCTATTTTTACGATCCCGTTCGTACCAGTATTTAATGCGCTCTCATCAACTGAGTAACCAGAAGGTGGATTGAAAGCAAAGAGTGTTGTTGCTCCAGTTATATTCCCAGACCACCAGACCTCTAAAAACTGCCCATCACGGCGACATTTTGCTGTAACCGCGTTCGCTGTGAACCCTGAATAACTTGGAGTGCAGTCTTCCGCGTTAGTCATAATTGGCACCGGAATCTGTGTTGCCGTACTCACCTGAATCCGATCAATGACAACATCGTATGCGCTCGCATTGGTTGTAGCGATATGTAAGCCAATCCTTACGCTCGTGTCTGAGCTATTAACAGAAAACACACAAGAATAAGAAGCCCCGTCAGGGGAAGCCTTTAATTGATTGCTGAAAGATCCAGCAAAGTTAAGCCCGCTGCAACTCTCAAGAGTGCCCGACCCAACGCGATAAATCCAAACCGTTACATCATCAGAGGCATAGTTAGCCGATGTTTCGTAATCAAAGCTAATTGTAATATTCTGTGGGCCAACAGTTTCGAATCTTTGCAGAGCCTTGGTGGTAATTGCCCAGCCCTCGCCCTGGCCGTCAGCCGCAGCCTTGCTTAAAAGATATGACGCGTCTCCGCTTAGTGGATTTGTTGTTTCACTCGAGCTTGAGGCATCAACTGGCGTGCCACCCGTTAGGTCTGTTGGTGTTGCGCTTGCACCATCGTTGTATTCACTAACATTTGAAACTTCGTCAGCCTCAAAGTCATCAAAGTAAATATAGTTACTCGACGCTCCAGCGTTACCCCAAGACAAAGCGCCAGAGCCATCAGTTACAATTGCCTGACCATTATTCCCGTCTCCATCAGGAAGCGTAAATGTTGTCGAGCTAGTTACAGCAGTTGGCGGTTGAAAAGCAATATATTCTCCGCCCGTTTGGTCTTGGAAGCGCAGAGGCGAGCCCTCCAAAAGATTTGCAATTGTGCCGCCGCCGCCAAGGTTTACAGCCCCATTAGCGTCTAGGTTTAGATCCCCGGAGCTTGTGTTTAGTGTGTTGGTGTTCATCTGTAAATTATCAACAGTCAAAACACCAATGCCGGAAAGCTCGTCGTCTGTAGCGCCTCCGACAACAATCGCAGAGTCATCAATGTTATTGTTGGGACCGACATAAAGAAGGCGATCTGAAGCAAATCCAGGCAAGTTTAGCTGACGCTTAGCTGAACCAATGCCAATGGCCACAGCTGGCACAATCATTAGAAGCAAAACCCAAAGCCTTTTATTCATCCCAATCGTCTCCTACAAACATTAAAAAGAGCATAAAAGCTCCCATTGCTATTATTCCTAAGTAAACACCTAAGTCACTCAACTAGAAATTCCTTGAGACCTCAATCCACCGCTCTGCGTTGGAGTCGTAAACTAAACTTAAAATGTCGTTTTCGCCAAGTGTTGCTGTTCCGTTAAGTATGGCCCCATCAGTAACATCATTGTGGTCAATGCGAACTGTATTTGTGGCATCTGTTCCACGTAGAACAATCATTGTTCCATTCTGCCAGTTAATTGATGTTCCAAAGGGAGTGCCTGAGGCAGTGACCGCGCCGCCATCGCCAACTACTGGACGTGATTGAATGCCGCTTGATGTTGACGAAATTGTGCCCGCAGCACTAATTGTCTCGGTGGCAAAGCCAGATATTCCAGCCCCGCCGCCGCCGGATTGAAATAGCCTAGCCAAGTGTGGCTCCCGCAGATCCTCTAATTAATACTGTCGCAACCGCAGCACCAGCACCAGCGCCAAGATAAAATTTTGCAGGACCACCAACCTCTACGCCGCCACTTGGAACAACAAAACCATTAGTGGCGTCAGAGAGAGTCGCACCGCCTATGCCTAGCGTTCCGCTCAGTGGCACAATGTAGCCCGACTGCATTCCAGCAGGCGGCACAAACTCAACCGTAACCGATGCCCCTACACTTATGTTTGTTGCGCCCAAGACATAGGCTCGCTCATTTCCACTCATCAAACTTCCCCTCGGCTAAAATCATCTGATTTAATTGCTCGCGTAAAATAAATCCGATTAGATCATCTTCACTGTAGCGTGTTCCAATTATGACATACTCTCCGTCAGGCTCAAGGATATTCAGATTGTACCTATAATGATCAACAACCTTCATCGCAGCCTCTCGCGTCTTACTGTTTTCTCTCGAATTGTAGTCATCCCCGATTATTGTCGAGTAATGCTGCCCGACCTTTGTCGTTGCCACACCACCGCAAGTGATACTTGGCTCTTTGTAGTTCTTAGTCCTTGTCCTAACCTGAATGTTGCTTTCCTGCCACGGGTCTCCGGTAATATCCCCAAACATCTCAATAAAATCAGCACTTTGAATGTGAGTTTTAATTGATCTTAAATATGTCACAGCGTTACTAAAAACCTCAGAGTCGATAAGAATGCGCTCATTTGGGTCTCTGAGCAATTTCCAGATTGGATAAGCAATTGAGGCAATGGATGACTTAAAGGCTCCCCTGGGCACAGTAATGAGCTTTCGCTTATGCGGTGACTCAAGAGCGGTGATAATTTCTTCATGCGTGTGCTTGTTTACGTCTGTATAGCCAAGGAAGTGACAAAAGGCCATAAGGTCAGACTTAAGGTAAATTTGCTGCGCCTCTTTTTGCTCTGACTCCTCAAGGCTATGGTAAACCTTGGGCGTTAAGAAGTTGCTCATACACTTTCTTTTTGTCTTGCGTCAATTTTTACAGGTGTTACGTCTCGCTCTGGCGGTGCCCCGAGCATTTGCTTCTCTAACTTCTCGATAACAGGAGATTTTTGCTTGCCTTCAACTTGTAGGTTCACATTTACATTTGTGTTGTTGCTGTGGAGATGGTGTTCATCTCTGTAGCCAAATCGGTTCTTCATGGTGAATATCCAGGTGGCGTTGTTATAGCCTGGGACCTGACCCGAGCAGCCAGCTTTTCCAAGTTGCTCCCAAAACAATTGACTCTTAGACCAGCCTATTTCTTTAGCTTCCTTCCACTCTGGGTGTTTGTTTTCCCAGTAGTAAAGGGTGGATTTACCTACGTTTACATTGGCCGCAAAGGACTCGTAGCTATACCCTCGACTCATGTGGTCAATAAGAAAGTCACAGAACTTAGGGTCGTACTTTTTTGTTTTCATTAAACCGCCCCTCGATACCTTTTTTAACACAACTTGATTTTCTACATACCTTGACAGAGTAGCCCATGAAGGGCCCGTTGATGACACGAGCATAACAACCTCGAAGTTTCCAGGCATTACAAACCATGCAGCGAAAGTGGTTGTCCTTTTCCTTTTCTGTTTGACTCATTGCTTAAGGTTACACGGTGCTATGAGCTTTTACAATGGTCACTTATCGGCAATTTTCTTAAGCACCATGCCATAATTATTGGGCTTTCCGGTTAATTCGAGCCCTTTCTTTTTGCGCAGCGGTATGTGTTTGAACCTGGTGTAATCTACATAATGATGCCATCTTTTAAAGCGCCATTTGATCTCGCTCACGTCTGGGTGAACATCTACAAGCATTTGGCTTTTTGGCATCGTGCCCTCTTTTGCGTAAAACTCTGCTGTGTTTCCTCCCTTTACGACCTGAGTGTGAATCTTGTCCTGAAGGAAGGCGTTAAACTGAACTGTGCACCAGCCTTTCTTCATCATATCAATACTCAGAATGGTGTCTTCGTTGTATCTTCCACGCCAACGAAAGGGAATATCATTACGAATAAAGTTACAGCTGTAGATGCGTGTATTTTTAACAAACGGTGGAAATTTTAACTTTTCAGCAATAAACATACTGTAATTTGGTCCTGCCATTCCTATATTTTCATATCTCAGGCAAAAGTCCTCCATTGCCTTAAAAATGGTGCCATCTCCTACTTGAAAGCGTTTATTTTGGTGATAGCGGTAGAACTTAACAATATTATCATCCATTACCCAGTGATGTGAAAATCCTAAGTCCATACTGTACTCCCAAATAAAGTTGCGAGCCGGACCTGGACCTTTTGACTTTGTGTTTTCTAAGTCGTCAAGGGTCTCATAATTGTCTTGATAGCTTTTATCCAGAATTACGATCTTTTTTTTATCAATTACGGCAGCATAGTCCTTATATTCCTGCTCCTCGATAACAATATAATAGGGCGTGTTCATTCTTTCGAGGGCTTTAGAAGTTAATCGACTGGCTGACCGGCCTTTACTGACAATAAATAGTGGGAATTGAGGATTCATTTTGATCTACACCATATTGCTGGTCGTTGATTCCATATTTTTGTCTGTATTTTAGTATATCCGTAATGCTTCATAGCCTTATTAAATTCTTTTGACATTCGAGAGGCTGAGAAAGTCTGGCCCCTGTGTTCATATACGTTGAAGTGTCCTATCGCGTGACCATTAAATCCATTTGCAATTGCCATAAAAGTAGGCATTAAATCAGTAACCACTCTGTGTAGCTCATTTATTGGCTTCTGAAAGTGTTCAAAATATTCAGACGCAAATACAAGGTCTGCTTTGCCTATTTTTTTTGTGCTTTCTGTAACTGTAAAGCCCATTTCCTTACCCAACTGACTCGCCATTTTGAACTGAAATGTATCTTTTAAGTTGGTGCCTAGGACTTTAGCATCAGGCCAAATTTCTTTAAGCGCCGCAGTTGTGTAGCCAAAACTACAGCCTAAATCGACAATAGTGGACATGGGCGTCATTAATTTTATCAGCCCGTCAGGAGGGTACGATTTTGGATTTGCTAGCTCTTTTAGGTATTTTCTTGAATATTGGGTCCAGCAGTTCCATATGTCACAGACATAGTACGGATCAGCGTAAACGCTGTAATCTGGCTCCGTAAGCAGGCTTTTGTACCATCGGTTTTCTAGGCTTTTCACCACATTTGAACTGGAACTATCGCCCATTTTATAAGCAGTTAGATCGTCAAAGGCCCTATCAATGTCAAATTGCACATAATCCTGGCATTGTTGAGCAAGGCGACGGGAGTGCCTTTCTTTATTCCATTTGAGTGGGCTCTCACTCTTCACTGATATATGCCTTGTCTTTTCTTACTTCTCGCTCTTTAAACGGAAAATAAACGTATTTCGTCTTGTCGGTAAACTCTTGATTAATCGCTTTAGCAAAGGCTTGTACATCCTCTTCCGACTCCATGTGTACAACAATTGAGCGATATGGTCTTGCGTCTGTATTTTCGTACGCTGGCATATCCTGCCAATGATCTTCTGCTTTGTCCGGATTAAAGGTTTTCTCGCTTGGATCCAGGGTAAAGTCTTTAATACCCAGAAGCTCAATGTCAAAGTCTGGACCCAGTTCGGGAAGGTCTTTGTTAATTGCGCTCATATCAAGCTCAGACCACATCGCAATGGCATTATCAGACTGCACACAAGCATAATATTCGTCTTCAGTAGCAAATTCTTGATAGACAACTGGGTATTCTGTCCATTTATTAATCATGGCGGCCTCACGACGACCATGACCGAAAGCAATTTCGTTTGTTTTTTTACCGTCAATAATGGCGAGGTGAATGGGCTGGCGCACTCCCTGTTCTCTCATTATTTTGGCTAGGCGCTCAACTTGATCTGATGGGTGAAAATTCCTTTGAAAACGTGAACTTACCATTTTATCCAAGGGATAAAGCTCATCGTATGCGTCAAATGCCAGCTCCATTTTATTTTCTCCTTAACTTAAATATTCCATTTTCGCTTACTAATTCCCAGCCCTTTTCACTGAGGGCTTTATAAACACCAGGATAGTATTCGGACAGTTGTTTAAATCCAATTCTGTGCTGAAGTATATGGTGGCTTCGGCAGAGCGGAAGCAAGTTGTGCTCGTGGTGCTTTCCTCCTGCCCCTCTGGATTTAATGTGAGCAGGGTCGGACGGTCCTGGTCTATTACAAGCCGCGCAGTTTTGTTGTCTAATTTTATCTCTGTCATCAGTCATTAAGCTCTATGTGATCTATGTGCTGTATCTTGATGGGCTTAAATCTGAGATGTACGCGCTCTTTTGTGCCCTCGACAAATTGTGTAGGACCTAAGCAAAAATAGCAATCATCTATGTTCAAAATCTCGCTTAAAATATCGTGCAACGCTTTGACGCGATTACTCACATCCTGCTTTCGGATTGTAATCTTTTTGGTCCAAATCTTACTTGGCGGGCGCTCGAAGTACGCCTCTACTTGAATGTAGTGAAGGTCTGTGCGAGCGACAGCAACGAGACTGTTTTTTAATTTCAATATCTTTTCGTGGTTTTGGTGAGCATAGACTTGGGCTTTGTGCTTAAAATTTTTAAGCTCAGCACTGGCAAACCTGCGTCCTTGTTTATTTGACGGGTAGCATTGATTGACTGTTGGGGGAAAGGGAAATTCCCTTAATATCATATATCTTCAATCCATCTAACCCCCGCAGTAACAAGGGTCGCTCCAATGCCGTATGTGTAAAGTTCACTGCTCATTCATCAAATTTACCCGATGCATGGTCAGCAATCAACGCCTCAAGCAAACGCTTTGATAAATCCCTGTGATCCCTTACCCAGCTGTCGTCAATTGATATCCACAGCTCTTGTGGATAGAGGACAACATGGGCGCTTTCAAGAGAATATCCACAGACATAAGCTGGCCCATCGTCTCGGCAGTAAACAGGAAAAGCCTCAAAAACAAAGGAATGCGACTCATCCTCATTAAACTTGTATTCCATTAAAAGGGAATCTCTTCGCTCTGGTCAAAAGTTGGCTCTGGACCAAAGCTGTCGTGACTTGGCGTGTAATTGTCGGTTGGCTCTTTTGATCCCAAGAATGTGACATTGGATGCAACAACTTCTGTCACATATTGCTTTGCTCCGTTTTTGTCTTCATAGGACCGGGACTGAAGGCGCCCCTCGACATAAACTTGATTGCCTTTGGCTGTATATCGACCGCAAAGCTCTGCAAGCTTTCCCCAGATGACTACTCGGTGCCATTCGGTGTATTCAACGTCATTGTATTTTGAGCTGGTCGCAAGGTTTAATGTGGCAAGCGTTTTGCCCCCAGAGGTTGTTTTAACATCTGGATCTTTGCCTAATCTGCCAAGCAAGATGACCTTATTAACTCCTGACATGAATTTGCTCCTTTTCCGGCACATACTGTCTAGACTCCCAATAGCGAGCCTCAACCTCAAAAGGAATGGTATAGTAGGCTTGAAAGTGACTGCGTGTGCTCATTAGTCTTTTAAAATACTCTTTTAAATAAATAAAATAAAATCTCCAAAAACCATATACCTCTATTTGCCTTATGTGAGTCATCTCATGGACCCACGTCGGGTACAAGATGACATCGGCATAGAGGACGTAGGGATAAATGGTGATGGCATTAACCCTTAACACTTTCGGAATCCAGTGGTTTGCTAAATGTCTCACTTGTCTTTTCGTGTTCAATATAAACCTCAAGCTCCCTTAAATCATTTGCTGCGTCTGCCACTCCATGCCAGTCCTCTTGATGGACCTTCAGCTTTAAATATTCGATCATTATTCGCTTTTCTTCGCCACTATCCATTACAACACATCCCAGCATTCGTGAGAGCATTTGCAAGCAAAGCATCGCCCGTGGCTACAAATTTCGACCTGAACACTTTTGCACTGCTCGCAGCGCATGGACTCTTGGTCGCCCGCCACCATGTTAACGCCCCACGCAACACCCATGGCAAAAATCTCGTTTCGTGGCCTACCGTTCCAGGCTTTGAGGTTATAGTAGGTGAATCGAGCCTTTTCGCGCTCGATAAAATCTGAAAGCTTAACTCGTTTAATCAATGGCCTGTAAACACTCGCTTTCAACATCAAGTTTTAAATCACGGGCTTTTAGTTTTATATCTGCATAGTTAGCAGACAGGATCATGTCGATTGAACATCTTCTATTTGGGCACTTAAGCGACCACACGCCGTCTTTTACTCGTCCATCGACTGAGCTTTGGTAGACAACGCTTTTGCCTACTTTAAATGTAGCAAAAAGGTCGCCACCTTTTACTTGTAAATCGACATCGAGTGCCGGGCTTGAGCACATAGCTAGAGTTAAGACTGCACTTGCGATCATGGTTTTCCCCTTAGTTGGTTTGCCATTGGTGTAAGTATTTAACGACACAAGCATTTACGTCACCTTGGTTTTGCTTGTAACATGATGCGACAGCTTTGCGACAAGCCTTGTATGAGACCTTGGTTGAGCTTTGGCCGCAGTTGGTGTGAATTAGCAGCATGAGAAGGATGTATTTGGCTTCAAGCATTTTTATGCCTCTTGCCTCTCGGATCTTTATCACTCACCCCCAATCTCCTCAGCCCTGTCAGCCACTTGCAGCCAGTGAGTCCCAATTTCTTCAAGCGTTGGTTCGCGGATTACACCAAAAGCCTTGCATGATGAAAATATATATCTCCCGTACAAATTGCCCCAAATATTTGGGTTTTCCTCTGCCCAATCTTGTAAAACACAATGCCTTACAAAACCTAAAAACTGGGCCATTTCGTCTGCCGCGTATCCGAAGCCATACGATTCACGACAAGATTTATTATTAGCTACAGCAAACCACCCAGCATGGCAGGCTGTGGTGCCACAAACATGGAATACAGGCTCTGTCATTTTAACTTTCGCTTCGGGATCACTTTCGTGCAGAAATAAAAAAAGCATACCGAGAGTTTTTGCGTTTTCTGTATTTAAAGTCATTTGTTTAAATCCTTCTTGAATGATTCGTATTCTTGCAACACGATATCTTTGTCATCTGCCATGTTTTGATATTCATAGATCATAAAGCCCTCATTTAATTCGTTTCCGTGAGCCTTAAAAGCTAGAGATACTCCTTCTAATTGGTTCCGAGCCGTCTTGAGTTCATTCGCCAATTCTTCAGCCATCGCCTTCCATTTCTCAAGCTCCGCGCACTTGGCGTCAAAAGCTGGTTTCTCGATCATTTGAATAATTATGTCATCATCATTAATGATAGCGTCTTCTTTTGGCTCTTTATCACTCATTCACCCTCCCGATCTAGCGGTCTTTATGTCATCTAGCTTGGTCATCATTGCGTTGCTCCCAAGCCTCTTTTTTGTAAATAGCTGGCGCCTTATCGGTGTCCATACGTCAGTGTTCTGAGCAGCTAAAGCTATTCGTAATCTTGTTTGGCAACTTCGTACTCAGCGAGAGCCTTTGTTGCTATCTCAATGTAAAGCTCACAAATTTCTTTGTGGTTTAGTTCGCCCTCAATAAAGCTGCCATGCATGGCAATCTTGCGGAGTGCATTTACAAGTTTTTGGTTCTCCACCTCTTCCCAGTGGTAAAGCTCAATGGCTCGCTCCAGCTTGCCTATTGCGTCGGTCAAAGGACTTTCTTCTGTCATTTGTGTCTCCCTTTTAGTTAAAGTAGTAAACAAACGCTGACCCAACGGCCATGCCAATAAAAAAAATAATCACAAGATTTGCAGCATCGTCCATTTTAGCTACCCAAAGGAATGTGAGTTAAAATAAAAACAGTCATCAGATGACCAAATAGAATGCCCAGTATAACCCCTAAGGTAAAATGAATTGTGTAATTATCTGTCATGCTTACTCCAAAAAAGGAGACGCCCACGCCCAACTATGGAGCAGTAAAAGCGCAGACGCCCCCAGCACTACATACTAACGGCTTGCTTCTTAATCGCAGCCTTTGTTGAATCCTTTAATAATTTAACAAGCGTATCAAAGTCCTTCGCCTCAAGCTCATTCACGTCTTGGCCAATCATCTTAACGCTAAAAGAATTTACCGTATCTCGATCTAACTCTTTGCTGTCCATAATTTCGCGCAAGGTCTCAATCTCTTTTTTTGTTCGTTTTGTTTTAGGCTTAGGCGGTGGATTGAAGACCTTTTCTTTTGATCGAGCTACATTTTTTTGTGGCTGATCGTCAGGCTCCTGCATATCTTGGGTAGGGATTTGAAAGGTGTGAATAAACATTTGCTTAAAAGCCATAGCGTCACACTGGCTTGCTGCCTTATCACCCCAGTCAATGCTTTCGGCTGGAAATTGTGTTTCAAAAAAATCCTCGGAATTAGCAGCTTTAAATCGAAAGGCCCAAAGTTGATAACGATGCACACCCTTAGACCCTTTGGCGCTTTCAACTTCTTTGCTTTCCTCTTTTATTAATTCACGCCCAACGACAATGCCGTGTTTTGCCAAGAGCGGTTGAATCATATTATAAACATCATAAATGTGGCGAGCTTTGTATCTTTGCATGTTGGCCATTTTTACGGCCTTTAATTCTTTTGCGACCTCAGTTAAGGCCTTGATCGTGCTCATAATTACTCCTTAGTTTTTTTATCTCTCGGTCTGATCTAATTTTAGCAACCGAGTCGGTGACATTATTTAACTTACCTAGCATTGAATATAAAGCGTCAAACTCTTCTTTTTTATGTCGCGTGCGCCCGAGCTGAACGTGCCGCCTTACACTTGCGGTCATTTTAATTAAATGCTGGTGCCATTCTTGCCATTCTTTATCATTCACCACAAAGCATTGCCTCGTTCATATAGCTGCGCACAGACTTGCCCGGTACAATTCTGCACCCAGGCACATCTTCACCAGATAAAATGGCTTTTTTAATCGCATCTTTGTCTATCTCATATACGACACGCTCTTTTAGATAGGTCGCGGGAATTATGTCCTCGTTTACAATCTCAAGTTTTCCTTGTGTGTCGCTAACAGAAAAGCGCCATTGATTACCCTTTAGCTTCTTGTCACCGATCAACTCACTAAATCCAACAAGACGCTCTTTTAGGAATTTTATGCTTTTTGTGGCTGACTTCATTTTTTGGTCAATGACTTTTTTAAGCTGCTTTCCCTGCTCGACTGTCATGTCTAAATAAAAAAGGCGCCAGTAATAGTCATCAATCTTACTTGCAATGGCCTCATCATTTTCGCTTAGCTCGAGCTCTGTTATTTGATCTAGCTCGCCATCGAGATCCATTAGGCGATTTGCAAGCTCTGCCTTTTCAACAGCCAAGTGAATGAGTGGTTTTCCCATCTTGTAACTCCTCTATTTGTCTAAGCTCATGATTTTCCACTTTATAAACAGCCTCCTTGAATTGCGGGCGCTCGAAATAATTTTCAGGCCGCATAACTTCATAGCCATAAAGCCAGCCCACAATTTTAAACCATCTGTCTTTAAGGGATATGACATGGATAAAAGCCCGATCACGCTTGGGCCAGTCTCTTTGATTTAATAATAGTCTGCCGTTTATGTTGGGTGTGGTGCGAACTTCAAAGGGCCCCACATCCCCACCGTGTCTGGTATCAAGATCAAAGGTAGGCTTTTTAAGGTAAAGATATTTACTAACGGCGTATTCACCAGCAAAACCAATGGCGTGTCTGGTAAAGCGATCAGATCCAACCCCATAATCCTTTAGACCCTGAGCTCGCTCTAAAACCTTCTCAACTTGTTTAATGATATAATCGGTCTCAGAGTCGTCTATACGAATCTTAGCCATTTGCGTGCTCCATAGTTTTCTGTGCTACCTAAGTCCTAATTTGAATGGCACATGTTGTAAAGGGTTTTATTACACAAAATTCTTATATATTCCTATCGGTCAAGCCAGGCGCATGGCATCGGTACTCCCCGGAGAAGGGGTATCCGATAAAGCGTTCGAGGGCAGCGTAGCTAATCACTCGTAAAACTGAGCGAATGTCTTAATAAATGTAGACCGGTTAAGGGTATCAAAATTGATAGGGGACTTTCGGGTCTCTGAGGGGATTTTAGATAAACTAATCGTTAAACCATACCCATCTCTAAAGCTGTTAGTGTCGTGTTTGTCCTAGGCACTATTAACTTGAGAGGTCTACTGAGATTCTACTGGGATTTGAGTTGTACTCTTAAGAAGTGATTAAATGATGGGGAAGCCGGGTTTGAGCGCCCGGGCAACCCCTCGCCTTCTCTTGTAGCCTTTGGGCTCCCGCTGGTCAAGCGGTAGGTAGGGGAGAACGACACCTATTGTCTAAATTCTAGACATGCTTAAATAATGTACAATTTCGAGACAACTCTGCTTTTTTTAGTAGCAATTATGGCTCCCTGTGTTATTATATAGGTATAACTTAACAAAGGGTTGGCGCTCATGGAAATCATTCAGTTCTTAATTATCATGGCTTGGCTCAGCTGGCTCACAGTAGAGGTAGACTGAGATGGCCTCATATCGCTCTGTGCTGCGTTTTATCGCCTCAGACATATATCTTAGCACCCTGCTCACACAGCTTAACCAGCAAGCTCTGACGGACTTTGAGGCCCTATGTGAGGCCTGTCCTGCTCAGACTGAGTACCAGTTTAACCAGTGGGCCATGAAGCAGAAGCGCCCAAGTACCAAGCAGACCCGTATTATCGACGAATTATTTGTTTGTTTTTTAAATTCTGATTTTAACCGCGGCAACCGAGGGTCTGGAGAATAACCTCTGACTGCTCTTCGCTGCAAACTAAGGAGCATGCACATGCTAAAAGGTAAATCACTTACAGAAATGGCTCAAGAGCTGGAACGAATCGCTGAGCAACGGGTAGACCATATTGTACCCACCTCAACGATAAAAGCAGACTTGGGCAAAGAAAATAAGGTTCAACTTAATTTTCAGGATGCCGACAAGCAACTGGTTCAAGTTGACCTAAACAATCACTCAAACGGTCAAGTTGCTGGCTTCACAGAAATACCTTCACGGTATTATCAGAAGCTACAGAGTGAAAATCCTGGGCTTCTGGTAGATAATATTAATCATGGATTTGAGCGCCGTAGCAGCTCAGGCCGAATGGTTAGAACGCTCGACGGTACAGTCCGCGGCTTCCTCTCATCATCTTATCGTATTTTAGACAGCCATGAGCTACTCAACACAGCCTTACCCATCTTGCTGGAAAACGAAATGGAGATTACCAGCTGTCAGATCACAGAACAGCGCGTGTACGTTAAAGCTCTTAGCCCTAAACTAAAGACTGACATCAAACTAAAAGACCGTCAGGTAGGAGATACGCTTCAATACGGGTTGGTTATTAGTAACTCGGACGTAGGTGCCGGATCCCTTAGAATTGAGCCTATGGTTTATCGCCTAGCCTGCCTTAACGGTATGATCGCCCCAACCGCTATGAGAAAGTACCACACAGGCCGTAACCAGCTTGAGGACGAAATGTACAAGCTCTTAGCACATGAGACCGTAGAGGCCGACAATAAGGCTTTCTGGCTTAAGGTCCGTGACTTAATCCTAGCAAGTATGGAATCGGTAAATTTTGAGCGCCAAGTTGAGCAAATTCAAAATGCTGCCGAAGAAGAGATTAAAACCTTTAAAATCGAGAAGCTGGTAGACAACGCCATGCGAGCAACCAAAATTACAGGTGACAGAAAGCGTGACGGTATCTTGGCGGCTCTCGCCAGCGGGAATGAGGGCGCTGGTCTTACGAAGTGGGGACTCATTAATAGCTTCACGAAGGCAGCCCACCAGACCCCTGGAATTTCATACGAGGATAGCATTGAAATGGAACGAGCTGGCGGGAAAATTCTAACTCTCGATAAAAGTCAATTTCGTAACATCATACCAGAGGCGGTGTAATATGAGTTTAGTGTTTTTGGGCATATTTGTAGGCGTTTTAATTTGGAGCCCCGCCGATGACAAAATGGTAACCGGCGAGATTGAAATTCAGTCCGAGATTGTTGAGGACACCGATTTCAGCGTTAAGGTGCTTCAAAAAATGAACCGCAAACCCGCAGGAAAATGATATTATCAACCTTAGAGCCCTATCCTGGCGCCAACCACTTAGGGCTCGGCGGCCTGGCCTTCACCAACACTGGGGTCAGGCTGTTTTTTTATTGGAGCACACAATGAACGAAGAAAACAAAAAGAGCCCAAAACCGTCAGATATTCTAGTGGGCGGTGTCATCTGTATATTCTTCGGATGGATGGGTGTTTTTGTGGCGATAAACTGTCTTTTTAGTAAACGCAAAGACATCGACGATCTAAACAGCTCAATCATAATTTTTTGTTTGTGGTATTGGATTTGGTTTATTCTTTGAGCTTTAACCGAAAATTTTCCACAATTGCCTTTGCGAAAGTGTCAGCAATAATTTCCTCTGTTTGATGATCCAAGGCCTGCCGAATGCTAATGCGATCTGACAAAGCATGAACTAGCTCATGGATAAGGGTAGTCAAAAACTCGTCACCCCTTAACGAGGAATCAATCCGAATCGTTTTTGTCCTGCTGCAATAATCACCTGCCGTCTGCTCATCGTGCAAAAGATTATCGACCTCCCTAATCTCTACACACTCTCCAAAGATCATTAAGAGCTTCATACAATCTTCCCTATCCACTTGCCTTTTTTGTCCAAAACCATAGGGTGGAGCTTCGGCTGCCCGTCAATAATTACACCCGTTCCAATCAGTGGGCGCTTCAAGTTTGTATTGTTGTAATTAAAGGCTAAAGACTTGTCGTGTATCAAACATCCGACTCGCATATCCCAATAGAGCCCATTCGGATTTGCCCAATATATAATCTCCATTCGCTCGTGATAATGACCTTGAACCGTAGACATACCCATAGACTGCGATAGCTTTGCCGCAGCCGAAGTCTTGCCGTGACAAAAATACACCTTGTTGCCATCACTCAACTCCAAGGTTAAATCAAAATGCCAATTCCACCCTTTCGGAGCCTCTAAAATTTCGCGATAGCTCTTAAACACATTTCTAGGAAGCCCATGCACCTTACCCTTGCGGTAGACAAGGGATCCGTGATTGCTGTCTACTAAATCAACCCTGGGGAATAGCTTGTAGTAAGGCCTTAGCCTTTGGATCGCTTTATCAAGCTCGTCCCCAGGGCTCAGAAGGTCTGGGTCGCTAGGATGAAAACTGATAGCGTGGCCATCCACCTCATCCCCAATGTGAATTACCTTTTGTGGCTTATACTTGGTCTTTAAGGCTCTCAAAAACCGATAGGTATCCGGGTGATTATAGGGAAAATGTGTATCACTTATAACAAGCACCGAACGATAGCCCATAGATTAATCTAACCACAGACCCGGCATTTTTTGCCTGCGACGAAGGTCCAAAAACCGATCTGGTCCTATGTTTTAGTGCTATTATTTATTTATGAAAATTCGCGTTATGTTAAGCATTTTGCTATTCACAGCTACCGCAAAGTCAGACTGTGGCAAAATCAAAGACAGAATCAACAACAGAGCACTAAACGCAGACACCACAATTGAGCTTTGCACCTTTCAAAAGTCAGGCCGCTGTAAATCTGAGGGTTGCGTAAAAAAACATCTCTACAAATGCATGTATGAAATGTTCAACGACCAAAGAAACGACTTTAAAAAGCTGCTTCAAAAAAAGTGCTACAAAACTAAGGCTTAAAATAACGTCTGCCATGAAGTCCGGGCTGCGAAATGTCAATGTGGGTCCAACTTGCGCCAGGCAAATTCTCCATACGGATATTCAAATCATCAAGGTAAGGAAGCAAGGCCTCTCTTACAAGATCCGCAGACATTGTACTATGAACAAAATCACAAGCCATGCCCCGCATGTGTCTTGAAAAGTGAGACCCACCAATTAATTTATTATAAGGCTTTGGCCTTAACCCGCTTGTGACACGAATAGGCTCATTGCCTAAAATGGCTCGAATCTCGTCCATGACACCAGCAACCTTTATTAAATTATGATATTGCTCACGGTCTGGAAAGGCCGCAAATCCCCAGCTGGTTAGGTGCAAAAATTCACCCCAATAAAAGTGCTTTGCGCCATCAACCCTTTCATTCAATGCAATTTTAATCACAACGATCTTCGCCCCACTCTTTTACGTCTCTTAGCCAGTCATTAAAAAGTGTTTGTGACTTGGGAAGCATTCCAAATGCAAGATGACAATGCTCAATCTCAAACACGTTGCCCGTTGCCTCAATCTGAAAGTTTTCAGTATCAACAACTTCAAACTCGACACACTTTTGAAATGTTACATCAACAAAGTAAATCCGAATTTCATTCTTCGGGAATTTTGGCATCGAGTCGCACGCGGCCATTAAAAACATCAGCAGCAGCATCAATGCGACATTTAAGATCTGCGCACTCACGAAGCCTTTCAATATTTTTGTCATTGGAAAGCTCCCTTTTATCATTACGCTCTTGCTTTTTTTTGAGCTTGTCATAATAACGCTCAGCCTGATCTTTAATCCAATCAAGAAGCATAGGTAAAATCAATTTTGCCAACCAACTAATAATACCGCTCACTCTTCATCCTCATCCATGACTTCAGCCGCATAAATGTTATTGCAATCAACATCTTCACGCTGCCAGATAACCTTGTTGTTTTCCATTAACTCAGCAGCCATCTCTTCAGGCATGCCACAATTAATGAGCTTTTCGACAAAGGCGTTTTTGACCTTAAAGCTTGCGGCCTTCTTGTAGGTTTTAACGTGTGTAATACAAACCTTCATAAGACAATTGTTGCACACGCGCTATGCGGCAAACACTAGACCTAGACCTTAAATCCCATATTGGATTGTTTGGCTTGCGTGTTTTCCCCGCCCATTTTCTTTTTTTTGCGCTTGCGGCGTTTTCGCTGTAAGGCCTCGGCAAGCTGGCTCATTGGCTGACCGCCAACATAGTTCTTTTTTAACAAGCCAACCCCTGTGGACTTAGACAAAAAACTATTCGCCACCTAAAAACCCCTGAAAGCCCTGAATTAATCCTCTTGGCATTAGCTGTTCTGTAGTTCTTTGGCGGATTGTTTGAGCAGCCGCTTCACCGCCAATTGGCCTTAGCACAGTTTCTGTAAATTGATCGACCGGAGCACTTCCAGTTCTTACCATTTCAAGCATTTGTGGACGAGTCATTAGCCCTTCCGTAGCCATTCTTTGTTGAAAGCGGCGGCGAATACCTGAGCTGTATTTGTCTGGGTTTTTAATCATATCTCGCTTCATGCGATCAAAAATTTCATTAATCCATGTCTTTGGACTCAGAGGATTCATTTCTTGAAAAGACAATCCCTGCGGAGTGCCGCTTGGACCCATCCTCTCTGGGTAAGAAGCATAGACGGTCTGAATGTCGTCTAGCTTCCTTAAATCATCGGCATTAAAAAGCTGTTGTCGCATTTCTGGTGACAGCCGCCTAACATTTCCTATCAACTTCTTAAATGATAGTTCTTGCGTTTTTGGCATAACAGACTTTGAATAGATTTCGCCCAGCTTCGCATTTCGCAAAGCATCAAAAGCCTCTGGGAACTGACTCTTTAAATCTTCTACGGCACGGATGTTTTTAGGATTAAAGAACTTGCGAACAACGTCCTCAGACTTCAAGCCTTCGAGCTTATTTATAAAATCAGAATAATCACGAACCTTGCCCATTCCAGATTTTCTAGCAAACTCTTTAAGTCCTTGGCTAACTTCACCATAGATTTTATTCGCATCTTTAATCTGATTTATCATTTCTGTAGCAATAGCTTTCCCAGAACGCTTATCTTTTGTCGCAGCAATTGCACTCCTTGTAATGGCATTTTGTTCCATTTTCGCAAGTTTTCTGCCAATTTCACCGGCTGTAAAACGCAAAGGACCCTTTGTGTTAATATCGCGGCCCACTTGTCCAACATAGGTCTTTAGGACTCTTAAGTCTTCAAGTGTTTGAACTCCCTCAAGGCTGTCAGCTATTTGATTTGCAAACGAGGCTTCTGGCGAGCCTTTTATTTTTGCATACTTTACGTTTCGAATATTGCGAGCCACAGGCTTTACTGATCGCATACCAACTTCAATAAAAGGCACCGCGTCTTCAATTGCTTGATATGTTGCCACAGCCGGATCAAGTCTCTCGCCAATGTTGGCAGTAATTAATCCCTTTGACTGCTCTCCAGCCTCAACTACAGTTGGAGCCATGCGGCCAGGCTCCATAACTTTTTTAGCCGCAGCCTCAAGGCCCTCATCCACTTGTGAAAACTCGCCCAACACCTGACGCCCAGCCCGTGTTGGCTGTTGCATCAAAGACGACTCCATGCCGCCAACCATTTCTGAGCTACTTAACATACCCTTTGTTGGCTTAACTCCCAGCCTCGCGCCGGCCTCGGTAATTTCTTCGGCTGTTTCTTTTGCCGGAGCACCTAATGCACGCACAGACCTAAGCACATCGTCGGCCCCACCACGAACAGCCCTTGCCACAGGCCTTGCAACAGCGCCCAATCCAGCAAACCCAACATCCATGGCCATTTCTTTACCTACGTCACCCAATGCCTGAGATGTGCCAGATACGGTTGGTGCCCTCAAAGGCTCTTTATCGTACATTGCCGACTCAATCATACCCTCAAGGCCCTTACCAAGGCCTGCGCCTAAAAGCCCTCCACCAGCTATTCCAGCAGGGCCGAGAGGCGTCCCAAGCGCCCCACCTACAATTGACCCGACAGCAGGAAGAGCATTGACAGCGCCCTGCACAAAGCCAGATGGTTGTTTCTTCCATGAATCCTTATCCCAAGGCGCTCCACCCTGATAAACATGGCCCTTTTGCTCTGTGCCAACTTCAGGCGGCTTTACCCAGTTAGACTTATCTTTTGGGTTGCCACCTTTAAAGTAATATCCTTTTCTAAATTCACCCTTTTTTGGCATTAGAAATCATCCCACGGGCTTCCTTCACTCGTAGAAGGACCAGCGCTTTTTGTTTTAGATTTAGATTTTTTATCAGCAACCTTTGACTTGCTTTTTTTGAATGACAATTCATAACGCTCTGGACCGGCTTCTGGACCATGAATCACGTCCATGTATTGATTGGCTAGTCGCTTTAAGTTGTCTTGGAAAACATCGTCTGGCAGGGATGGATCAAGCCGCCCAGCAGTTGATTGAAGTAAATCAATTTCGCGCTCAGAAACAGCACCCAAAGCACCGCCAGTGGGAGACGCTTCTCGCATTGCCTGTAGCTTATCAAAACCGATGTTAGCCTGAATAGTTTTTAAAATTCCTTCAAGTTTATAGCCAGGAGTCGCTCGACCTACCAAGGGCAAACTTGTAACTAAAGAAGCTAATGGACCAGACGCTAAATCATTGCCTTCAGATAACTCCAAAGCTCGATTAATTTCGTCCACCATCATTTGCGACTGATCTTTAGTCATCTCTTTCTTTTTAGCAGTAGCTTCTTCGGCTTTTGCTTGTTTCGTTTGACGATCTTCCATTTTGCCAGCAAGGTCCATAATACGCATTTGAGTGAGCTGCCTATTAAGCACATCGTCGCCAAGCATACCTTTCCTGCGCTTAAGAAGGCCCTGATTTACAAGACCATAAATGTCTTGCCCCTCGGCACCCTGAGGCAATTCAAAATCTTTTTGAATAGCAACACGGTCCATTGCCTCCTGCCGCTTCTTGCGAAACTCATCAGCCGCCATTTTTGCCGCAATTTCTTGCTTTTGCATATTGAAGGCTTCTTGGTCTCGAAAACCCTGAATAGCCTGCGGAATAGCCGCCGCTAAAGTATCAAGACCACCACCAAACCCAAACGATTTAATTGCCATTATTCACCACCCATTTGACCAAGACCCTGACCAATCTGATAACCAGCCATTGCGCCAGTAGGTCCGCCCATTGAGCCAACAGCAGCCCCGGCAATTCCTAAGACATTACCAAGAACAGCCGCCCTTGCTCGCCTACGGTTTTGACGCCTTAAGTATCTGTTCATTCTTGCTCGCTCGTTTTGCTCTGCCTCTGCTTGCGATAACTGAGCCGCCTGCTGAAGCCTGCGAAATCTCGACTCTAAGGCCTGTGTCTGAAGCTCGCTCTTCATTAGTGTATTCTTGGCAGCCGCAGACCGAGAAGCCCTTCGCTCAATAGCAGATACCAAAGCATCTGAATCAACGCCCTGGCCCAGTTGACCTGATAAATTTTTGTCTTGTAAGAACGCCGGACTTTCATCAACGCCAGAGATTGAATCTTGATAAAGGTCCTGACTGGACTTGCCAGCATCTTTAGCAAAGTCCTCAATGCGTTGAGATGTTTCAGGGTCAACGTCTTGAAACGCCGAGCCGCTCGGCCCAGGACTACGGCTATTGCCACCAAATAATCCTCTAAGCATTAGCTTTCCCCTCCAGACCTACTGCCAGCATAAGAACCGATGCCGTAACCAATTCCACCAAATAAATTAGCCAACTGTCTACGGCGATTGGCCTGGTTTTGCATTGAAATGTTGTAATAGTTTTCAGCCTCACCTAAAAGGCGCATTTGCTGGTCTAGGCTTGACGCCGCGGCAGCCAATTCTTTTTTGCGGGCAAGTGTTTCAGCTTCCACGTTGATATCAGCCTTTTGTTGGGCAAGCTCCTGCGCTAAGTTGCTTCGCATCTCACCTTCTTGTTTTTTAGCAAGACCAGAAAACAAAAGCCCGCGCCGAGAAGATGACTCACGCGAAAGCTCTGTGCCTCTCTCTTCGGCCAATTGATAGGTAGGAAGCAGACCCTCAACTCGATCTTGCTTATAATCATCAAGGTTTTGCCGAAAACTCTCAGCCTCATCGCCAAGTTGTCTTTGCATTCGATTACGATTAAAAACATCGCGGCCTTGTTGTCGAATTGCACCAATCTGATTTTGATTAGCCCACTGTCTGTATTCGTTTATTCGCCTTAGCCTGTCTGGGCCCGCGCCAGACCTAGCTCTTTCCCACTCTTCATCAGCATAACTTACAAAGTCTTGATGGGTGTCAAACTCGTATGGATTACGATAGTTAACCGAGTTTTGCATAGGCTGCGGCGTTTGTGGGCCACCCCTACCTTGTGTTTGTACTAATCCGGGCTTCATATTACCTCACAAAAAAATAAAACGAGCCGTGCCAACTGCGCTCGACTTTAGTGTAATTGTTGTCGCATTTGACGCAACCGTGCCATCATAGATTATCATAGCCGCTGTCCGACCTACAACCAAGTACCCTCTAGGAGCCCGACCCAAGTTGTGATTAACTGTCGTGTCCGTATTCGCCGCAGAAAAGGCCTGACTCACCACGGGGCTATTTGTATTGGTCGCCAAGTCCAGACGCCCATTTACCACCTGCTGAGTGTCCTGCAAAAATAGCTGAATGTAGCGGATCTTTTCTTCATTCGTGGGTATCTCAGTAATGTTTGACGAAGACTTTATTTGAGCCACTTACACATCCCTTAAGTATCTGCGCTGCACCGTATAGCCAAACAGGGTAAGCGGAAGGCTTGCCGAATTATGACTCATATCAAAAGCAATTGCCCTCCCTGGCACTCCAAAGTCAGTTCTTGTTTGAAACTGGCTTTGAAACACAGAAAAGGTGGCCTGAATGGTTGACCTGTCATAGTCGCGAAAGGCCTGAACATTAATCGTTCCCGTTGTGCCCGATGGCGTATCGTTGTCAATAAAGAGCCTACGGAACATGTTTTGAATATTTTCGCCGTCAGGCGAATCGAACTTTGTCTGAATCAGACAAGTAATTCCTTGGCCGTTGTCGCCATAAAAAGATGGGCTAAAGTAATTAATGACTCCACTGTAATCACCAAACCAAAGATGATCACGGGCGGTCTCTTGTTTTGCCATTGCAAACGCAGACGGATTAAAGCCATCAAACCACGTCCAGGCCCCAATTAAATAATCATAAACAACAGTTAAATTGTTTTCACTCGAACCATCAACAGGAATTCCCCACCAGATTTGGTTGCGAAAATCTAAATGAACGCCGACAGCCTTTTCAAGGGCTGCGCTTAAGTTCATGCGCCGAAAAGTGTCCTCGACAGGAAAAGACACAAGATCCCAAGACGCTCCGTTATACTCAACAATGCCCTTTTCATCTAAGAACATAATTTTGTCGCGATACTCAATAACGGCTTTGTTTGAAAGACACCCATACTCTCGGCTAATTTCGGACAACGTATAATTGTCCACTGAGTCACCAAGGAGCTTATAAAAAGAGTCGCGCTTAAATATTACAAGCTCATTATTATATTGCTTCATGCCAGTAATGCGGTCGCCATCGTCTGTGCGAACCTCAAAGAAATTTTCAGGCTGCACAACTTCTGGCTCACCTACATCACTAAAAAAGACAACCGAAGGTGCCGCACTAAATCCAGACTGAAAGAAGCGGTTATTGTTCACTTC